ATTTGTTTATTATATTGATCAATCAACTGATTATTCATATCAATATCATGTTGTTTTAAATCTATTGCATGTTGTGCAATATTAATTTAATATTGTTCTGCTGAGATTAATTTTTGTACAGCATCTACTTGTGACTGTGCTGCATCCACAGCAATCTGATCTGCACCCTTAATTCCAGGTGTGCCCAAAGATGAGGCATATTTTTGATTAACTGCTTGTTCTTGTGCTGCAAAATAGGCATCTGCTGCAGATTTTTGATCTTGGAATTTCTGAAGCATAGAATCAATTTGTGTTTGAATTGCAACAGCACCTGCACCCATGTCTGGATGAGCAAGTTGATTTTTTAAATCTAAAAGTTTTTTAGCATCTGCAACAGCAGATTTCCATTCTGCACTTCCCTTTTTAAGAGAATTTATATATTGACTATAATCTGCATTTTGTATTAAATCTGCTGCTCCTGCTGCATCTACTCCTGCTGCTTTTAATTTAGCATAAGCAGATAATTGTTGTTGAATATTTCCACTTTCGGTACTAATTCCTTTGCCTGCTGCTTTAATTCTTTCTGCATTATATTTTTTAACTAAAGCAAGAACTGCTGAAAGTTCTTTTGCATTTTTTGCATTAGCAAAGGCTTCTGCAATTGATGAATCTGCTGCCATATCGGAAGCAGTTTTTTCATCCATTTTTGCTTTACGCAATATATTATATGCTTTTACTTGATTTACTAATGCAGCAGTATTTGCCTTGATTTGATCAACTGCAGTCTGATATGGAGATTTTGTAGTTGTTCCACCCAAATCTAAAGTTTTAGTTCCATTAGTATTATTTGCTACACTTTGATCACTTACATTCTTCCCCATTTGTCCTTTAATACCCTCAATTGTTGCTTTTGCTTTTGCTATTGCATCAGCAGCAGATTTTGGATCTTCTAACACTCTAAGGGCATCTGCCAATGTTTTTAATTGATTTGTATCTAATCCTGAAACTGCACCCTGTAAAATTAATAATTGATCACTCAAAGTGCCAACAGTTCCAACTGCCTTTGGCCATTCTGTGTTTAATCCCTTTAAGATTTCAGTAAATAGTTTTCCAGATTGTTCTGAAGATAATCCAGACATTGAACTTAGCAATGCTTGCATACTTGTTGTAAAATCTTTAGCCTTAATTTGACCAGATTGGAATTGATCTTGTAATCCAATAAAGAATGAACTATATTCTTGACCCGCAGTTGCTAATTTTGTTTTTAAATCTTTAGACAAAGTTTCATATGTAGTAGATCCCTTTTGACCATATGAATCGTAGTTTACGGTAGTTTTTGAATATCCTTTAGCAAATGCCTTTTTGTAGTCATTAATTAATGTTTGTGCAGTTTTGGCAATTCCTGCTTGACCATCTTTTGTTGTTACATCAATTGAATCAACAACAAATTTAATTTTTTGTTTTCCAGCATCTTCCAGCATTGCATTAATAATTGCTTGAACTTGATCCTTAGCAAATCCAGCACCAAGTAATTTAGTTGATCTTGCCTGTAACATCATTTTTGCTTGAGAAGTGCTTGCACCCTTAAGTGCTGCTACATCTTGTTGATATGCTTTATCTCCAGAAAGTGCATCTCTTGCTTGTGTTACCAGAGATCTTTGTTCTTTATTTAAAGGTATATATCCCTTAGCAGTTTCTGCAGAACCTTTGAAAGGAGTTACTCCAAATGCTTGTCCGAGTTTAGCAATTTGTCCAGCACTAATGTTTGCTGCTTTGCCCAATCCTTCAATTGCTTGTCGTTCTCTTTCTTTTGCAGCATTGACGAGTTTAATAACACCAACAAGGGCAGTCATTGCTGTAATGCCCCATCCTATTGGTCCCAAGAATTTACTAATTCCAAATCCAACCTGTGCTAATCTAGCACCAATACCAGCAACACCAGTACCCTTACTTGCAAATGATGCAATATTTACTGCTCTCATTGCATTGCTTGCAACAGATACTCTTTCTGCAACCAATTCTGCCATTTTTGTTTGTGTTACTAATTGTGTTACGGTCATTAATGCAAACAATAAGCCAGAATATTTTGCTACCTGTGCAGAAAGGGTTCCAAGTACACCACCTACCATTGATCCTAGTGAACCTAAAGCACTTAAACCAAATGTTGTTCCCATTACTGCTCTATTGAGTCCTTCAAGACTCATGCTAAGTTTACGACCTTGTGCAGGTGTTTCTCCAGCCATATTACCTGTAATTATTACACCACCTGGGCCTACCGTTCCTCCTGGAGATGATGCATATCTTCTCTTCTTGGCTTCTCTTGCTACGGCACTATTGTATGCATTTGCATCATCAACACCATCTTTTGCAGCCTGTGGATGTGGACTCTTACGATCTCTTGATGCCATATAAATATCTTGTGTATTTTGTTGAACACTTGCTTCATATGCTGCTGCATCTTTTTGTCCTTTTAATCTAACTGCCGAACGAAGTTCTGTAGAACTATATGCCTGTGCTGCAGCAGATCCTTTTAGATTAACAAGTCCCATGAGTCTTTGTTGTTCTGCACTATCTAATACTCCTGGAGCCATTCCACGACCAGTAAATGGAAGTACTGGTCCGAGCAGTCTTTGCTCATTGGCATGTGCATAAGTAACGGTTTGATTTGCTAATTCTTCATATTTTGCTGCTGATCTATTCCAGAATTTCATTACAGCATTTTGGAATTTAGACTTTCCAGTGGAAATTCTTCGCATAGAAACATCAGAAGCCTTTTCTCCTTCTCTTACAGAACCTGCTCTTGTTTCTCCCATTACTCCACCCATTTCAGCAACAGTTGGGAAGAATCCATGTTTTTCAACTGCTTCTGCTGCTAAGGCTGCTTTATTTCCAGACTGCTTCATTCTATTAAATATAGGTGCCAAGTCATTCTTTGATGCTTCAACGACTTTAGATAATGTTAACGAACTGTTTTCTACTCCACCCATATTAACTGCAGTTTGTCTTAATGTTGCTACAATTTGCTCTGCATATTGCTGTAATTCTTTTTCATATGCATCCATGACATTTGCAGTAAGTTTACGGCTTTCGCTTCCTCCAGCCTTACCCAATGTAAATGCTCCACCAGCAAGTGATGCTAACATAGAATCAATAAAGCCAGAACCTTGTGAAAAGAATGAACGACTCATACCAAATCCAGAAGCAACGTTTCCTGGAGCCATAAATCCAAGTCCACTTAGTAATACGGACTGACCACCAGTAATTGAAGGTTTTCCAGTAGCAAATCCAGGAACTTGATTATTAATAATTGCATTAATCAAACTGCCATATTTTTTGGTTTGCTTGGCAGGAATAATTGATTCACCATTTGATACCATGGCTGGAATAGAATCAGAAGTTCCTGTTCCAGGACCACGAACAACTCCACCAGTTGCAAACTTTTTGCGACTTCCTGGCATCATCATTCCAGGATTTGCTAAGGCAAATTCATTTGCTGCAAGCAAAGCACGAGCATATTCTCCACGCAATCTGGACACTGCATTTGCTTCTGCAGTAAATGTTTGTGTTAGTTTAGCATGTGACTGATCCAATGAGTGTGCTGCTGCTGCAGCATCCATTTGTTCTGTTGTGAGATAATTTGTTTGTTGTCCTAAATCCTTAGATCTGCCAGTTAGATGTTGGTATCCAGTACGGAGGGTAGCAATAAATTTAACAGCGTTAGCAAAAGCGTTGGACAATAAACCAAATGTCATCAGGGCAATAGGTCCTAAACCACCTACCACAGCAACTATAACTCCAATAGTTTTCTTTACACCATCTGATAAATGATTAAATTTATCCAGTAACTTAGATATGGTATCCATTATTGGAGTAAAGATCTTCATAAAGAGTTCTCCAACTGGTGCTAAGGTTGCCTTTAATTTTTCAATTGCACCCTTGAATTTAGTCAAAGCAGAAGCACCCTGTACTCCTAATTCTTTATTAGTAATGCTTGCAAGATCTTGTGCTGACATTCCCATCAAACCTAAAACACGTGATGCTTGAGATCCGTCCTTAGTAATATTTTGGAACAAAGTAGACATACGTGCAAATTGGAATTTGCCAAACATAACTTCAATCGCTCTTGCTCTACTTAGTGGGTCTAGAGTATCAAGTGCCTTAGCAAAATCAAGAACTGTATTTTTAAGATCTCCCTTATTTTTGGTTACAATTTCACCAATATTAATTCCTACAGTAGCGAGAAGGTCTGATGCTTTTTTGGTTGGATTAATTAAAGATGCTAATCCAGACTTTAAGGCGTTTGCTCCTTGAGTTGCACTTACGCCTCCTTCTTTCATTGCTGTTAAGAAGAATGCAAGATCTTTTACAGTACCACCAAGTTGTTTCATAACTGGGGAAGCAATAGGAATGGCAGCAGTTAAATCATCTAGAGATACAACTGTTTGGTTTTCAACGGCATTTAAAAAGTCAATGGTGCCTGAAAGTTCTTTAGCAGAAATATTAAATGCACTCTGCAGAGAAATAGTAGTTTTAAGTGCCTGTTGGTTATCAATTTGGCCAAGCACAGATAGTTTTGTTGCAGACGTTGTTTGAGCAATTAAATCTGCATTCTGATAACCTGCTGCTGCAGCGTCTGATGCTAATCCAATTGTATCTTTTACTGCCACGCCATATTGAGTATAAGCCTGTGCCAAATCTTTAATCTGATTTAGGGCTGCGTCTGTTTGTTGTTGGGTAGTTCCTAAATCACCATAGACTTTTCTAAACTTAATAACAGCAGTTTCAATATCTTGAAATGCTCTAACAGCAGATGATCCAAAAGCCATTAATGGAACTGTAAAACCAACCATCAACTGACGACCAGCCCACTGTGTGTTCTTACCAAAATTTAAAAGTTGCGTTGATCCTTGTTTTAATAATTGATTAAAAATTGCTTGTTTCTGAGCAGCAATTTGAAGTTTAGTGCTTTGATTACTCATATCAAGATTTGCAGGCATTACTGCCATTGCTCTCATTGCACCAGTAGTATCACGACCCATCTTAATATATTGGGTTTGTAGTCTTTTTACTCTTTCTTCTGCTACCTTGGCGATAGTGTTAAATTCATTTGTAAATAATCTACCAAATGTTTTTGTTGCACCACCAGCATAACGATAGTACTCACGCATAGAGAGTTTATTGTTTTCTAATGCGTGAGTAAACGTTTCTGTAGATGTCTTTATGACACCCATTTGTGCTACAAATTGACCTGTAGCATTAATTGCATTTAATAGATTTGTTTGATAATTTTTCTGAGCAATTGCAGCAGATTCACTTGATCTAGATATAGATGTGTGAAATGTAGAGATTTGTCTTTGAAGATTTTTGAGTTCTGCCAATGCCTGGGCAGTGTCAAAATTGACCCCAATATTAGCATTGATATCACTCATTCATAAACACCTCTTTTTCTATAAATTACAAGTTCAACTGTGCTGCAGCCTGCGCCTCAATACCAGTACCTGAAGCAGCACCAATGATCTCGTAGACAGTTGGAAGATCAATATTATCTTCCAATGATGCCATATCAAGTGCTAAGTCTGGCTTGTATTGCTTCATTGCAATTTGAACACATTCAAGGAGTAAACTCATTGACTTGTCGTTATCATCTGCGACAGCCTCAATGCCTTCAAACTTTTTAGTAAATTCACGGAGAAGTGAGATTTTTAAAGGACGAATCTCAATTTCTGTGCCATCCATAAGTTTGACCTTTTTTGGTTCATGAATTGTTGTTGCCATTTACCCTCCTAATTAGGTTAAGTTAATTATAGCATAAGCGGTATTTTTTTAGCGTAAATCTTCATAATCTAGACCCATGCCAATGCCAAATCCAGCCTTAACTGCATTCTGTCCTTGTAGTGCCAAGATGTCTTTGCTGTCACTTGTTGCTCCATTGCTAAATACTCTAGCCTTCATATCTTCCCATGCCTTTTGACTATCATTTTCTGTAGCACCGTCAAGATCAACTCCTTGCATTGCTGCAGCAAACTTCTTTTCTTCATAGTCTAAATCTCGTTTACTGCCTATAATAGCAATAAGTTCAACCACGGATATTGATGTTTCTAGTTCATCTATATTTTTCCAAATGCCCAATAGGAATGCTTCAGTCTCAAGTTTTGCCAAATCAAAATCGTCCCAGTTAGCACCATCCCTTGTCTGTGTTTGAGATGTTGTAGTTTCTTCCTGTTTCTTATTTATTTTAATTCCAATTGAATATTCTAAAATTTGATATACCGTTTTTAGATCAAAATTATCCAAAATATCTTCTAGTTTATAAGAATATTCTGGAGCATATTGTTGCATAGCAATTTGAACACATGAACATAAAATATCAATAACAGTATCTTCATTCATATTTTGTTCAATAGTATTAAAGGCATCCATGGCCATACGTAGATATTTAATTTTTAGTGGCAGAATTTCTATTCTAGATCCGTGAATAGTATAAACATTTTCAATATTATATATTTTTGTAGCCATTACTTAATTTTATCATAAAACACAAAAGCCCACCTCCGAAGAGATGGGCACTGTGCCATAACATTAATTATGAAAGCATTGTCCAGGAACGGTCAATTACCTTTCCATATGATGCTGTCTCGTCATCTGGTAGAAGACGGAATGTTACGTCAAACATAGTTGCTGCATCACGCTTTGCTGATACTGTTACGTTGTCAATTGACAATGCACGGTATGCTGCGTAGATACGCTCAATGTGATCTGAATCATCGCAGTCACCTGTTCCAGGTCCAACTGCTACGATACCACGCTCAACTGGGCATTCACCAATGTCGCCTGCGCTTAGAACCAAAGTTTGTCCTGCTGAGGACAACTTTGTGCCTGTTAAGTGCTCAGACTTGTAAGCAAGTGCTACCATGAGGTTTTCAAGGGTTGCTTCTGCAAATGAGGTCTTCATGTGCACTTGCATTCCTTGCTTGTAAAGTTTTGCAACGTCAAGAACTTGGTCAACTTGAACCTCACCGAAGTTTGGTTGGAAAGCGAGTTCTAGACCATTGGTTGTGTAACCAATGTTTCTGAATCCTGATGTTGCAGTCAGGGTATCACGGTATGAAGCATTAGCATTAACTGCTGGAAGTCCACCTGAACCTAGAATGTAATCAGCGATAAAGAAAGACGCTGCACCCACGATAATATTTTGATTATTACCACGTGTATAAGCCATATATATCACCTCTTCTTTTAAGTAGTTATTAAGTTGTTTGGCGTATTTGTTTCCTCAGAGATAATTTTACCATTGTTTTTATAGGTAATTATTATCTGGGTCTGGGGAACCATTCGGCAGTTTATTGTGTATCGCATGCCAATCATACTCAATTATGAGTTTATTTACCATGGTGACTTTTGCAGTCGCATAGTCAATAAGGTCTCTAGAAGCCTGTACCTCATATACCTTTGTGTTACGGAAAAACACATTATGTCCTGCCTTGCCTCTGCACCATTCATTTAGATCTTGTGCGGAAGCATCTTCTCTATCTAATAATTGTGAAATAATCTGTGATGCTTTCCAAACATTAGTAGGGTCAGCACTATACATATAATATATGATTTGTTCTCTTTTTTGTGGGTAAAATGAGTTTGGTCTAAATACCATCATTCTATCGCTAATAATTAGTAGTGGTTCTGAAACTGATCCATTTTGTGTTAAGTTAGCATAAAGTTCATCTATATTTGTTCCTGATCCAACACGTACAATAGGTCCTATAGTTTGACTATCGCTTACTCCTATATCTCCATATTTAAGTAATTCTGCTGTAACATATCCGTCAATCCATGTTGGCGGAAATGGCAAATCTGTAGTTAACTTAGTCATTATTCTACTCCTACCTTAGCGTTAAGAATCCAACGGTACCCTGTTTGTTTGCCCACTGATTTTCCACCATTCTTTAAATTAGTTTTATATACTGAAACATCTTCTAAATAATTTAGTAATCCTGAAGCCTTTAAAAATGATTGTGTAAAGTAATTTTGAAAAAATTCATCAAATGTTTTTTCATATGATTTTGCAACCTGTCTTCCTCCAGGGCTGACTACGGTAACTTCTTTTCTAGTAAAAACTGGTTCACCATTAATATTAAAAACTAGTAGATCTTTTTTAGGCTTAATAGTTATTGGTTGTCCGCTTTCCATAACTTGTGCTTTATTATAAAATGGTTCCTTTGCATCTTTTTGTAATGTTTTTGATTGTCTAAAAGTTGATGTAATCTGTATACCGCCAGCATTGGCTGACGATGTTATGTTGAATAATCTCGCTTCTGGTGATCCAGTTCTATACCATTCATATACGTGATGCAATGCTTGTGGATTAGATCTAGCATGTGAATCCATCCATTGACTTAATCCAGCAATTATTCCACGACCAAACTCTTTCATAAAATCAGATTTGCCACTTTCTACACCTTCTATAAAACCAATAGAATAGTCTACAAATTGTGACATTTTTTGATCAAATGCTCTTGTGTCAAATTTAACTAACATTATTCAACCACCTGATTTTCTGATCTACGAATAGTCATTTGATAATAATCAATTTCTCCGTATGGCGCAAAGTGTGGATCATATGATGCAACTTCATAAATAGTTCCCTTACCACTTCGTGGTCCTGCAGTTTCTTCATAAATTAAAGTACCAGATGCATTTCTTATGTTTGTTAATAAAATGTTGGTAACCGCTTGATTTTTATCTCTGCTAGTTAATCTAAGATCTTTTCTACTTCTAGCAATTAGTGTATCTTTTAATTGTAAAAATGATTGTGGAGTAATTTCTCCCATACCTTTTCTAGAATATGGCATTGCATTAATAGCGATAGTTCTATCAAACACCCAACCCTTTTTTACTTCACCGTATTGACCCTGAGTAATGAATGGAAAATAAACATCTGCCAACATAGGAAAGTAGAGATCAGTATCTTCACAGTTTTCTGTGGCCATATTAAATCACCCACGGTTTACGCAATGTTGTTGTATATTTTTCCAATGCTTTGTCAACAAAAAGATTTCCTGTACCATCTAGGTGACGTTGATCCCATGTAATTGTAAATTGATCTGTTTGATACTGATCAATTGAACGCTTATAATAATCTAGTTTTCCACAACGAATATCGTCCATCAATCTAATTGTTGCATCACGAATATCATTAGGAATAACTCTAAAACCAGTTTCATAAATAATTAAATAGTCAACGCCTTCTGGAAACATAACTCCAGTATTTGTGGCACTAAAAGATGGGGTATCAAGTGCGCTGTATGCATTAAATGAATCAGACATTACTGATCTATATTTTAGTGGCTTCTTTTCAGCACGATTGTATTCTCCTGAACCTGGAAGATCTTTGTAGATTGCAGTTCTATCCATTGTAATACCGTATGTATATTCTCCCAAATAAGGTGGGCTTTGATTATAATCATATACAAGTTGTGAGTTTTCATATACCTGCAATACTCTATATGCCAAATTCCATAGTGGCAAATAGTCCGTACCTTGTCCAACCACTTCTAACAAGTTCTTTTCAAATAAAAATCCTTGGGGTCCAACTATAGTATTAATAATAGTTCTTGCCAAACGTTCATCGTCCTCATACTGAGCAATTTCTGATGCTGTTGACACTAAATCACGAACATCTACGTATGGACGAATAACGTTTAAAATATCTTGTACAACAATATGTTCCTCAATATCTGTTCCTGTCTCATATACATTAACAGCATAGTCATGATCATATTTAATAAACTCTCCTGTTAATGTATAGGTAATTTTTGAGTTATTATCTGATGTCAATATTACAGAATCTTCAATAGTTCTAGGAGCATTTTCAATGGTAAATAAGTAATCAGCATTAGGCTCTGGAACCGTATAGGTAATGTCAATTGGATATGGTGGTTGTCGTCTTACGATCATATCTTTTTACCGTATGCCCTAGCAACTTCTTCAGCACTAGCCAATCTTACAGATTTATTTTGTAACCAAATTTCTGATTTTTCTTTAGTTACTATGTTGTAACCAATATTCAAAGATCCAACGCCACCCATAAAAATATTGTTTTTAGAATAAAGTGCTACTTTTTCTATTTTATTTGACATGAATCCTCCTGCGTTTATTATACCAGAATATCATCTAGTTCTACGTTTTGATCTTCCGTATGTGGTGCTATAACTTCTAAAATTGTTTTGTTGAGCATGTCTTATTGCTGCTCCGTTTTGTGTTCCTGAAGGATTGACAGCATTAGGTCCAGATGTGTCTCCCATAATTGCTCCAGGAGTTTTCATTCCTAATGCCATTTGAGTTTGTAAACCACCTGGTCCCATAATAATTGCACCACCTACTCCACCAACTACAAATGATCCATCGCCATTTAGTGGATTTTCACGATCTGAATTATTATATGACATGCTTCTCCTTACAATGTGAAAAGGGGCGGGGATTTAACCTCCCGCCCCCTTTACGGGTTCAATTAAGAACGATTAGGATTCTGCTGCAGCATCTGCGAAAGCAACTGCATCAAGTTCTTCCCATTGGATACCAAAGCGAACGAATACTGTGTATTCAATTGTGTCCTTCTTTGGCTTGTACTCACGGTTAACAGTGATATCACGTTGGAAGCCCCATACACGGTTCTGTGGGAATGTAAGATCTACATATCCTGCAGGGTAGTAAGGTACTTCTTGGACATCAATGCCGAGAACACGAGTTGTACGTGCTCCACCGAAAGTTTGAGCATTTCCATCAAGGTATGCTTGACGGTTTGCAGGTGTACCTGCTGGAGTACCAGCAAATGCTTCTGCAATAGCATCAGCAAGAGTACCGTTATGCTTAACGATTCCTGCGAATGCATCTGTACCAGCATAGAACTTTAGGTTCTGCTTTAGTGCACGATACTTACGTGGCATTGCCAAGATGATATCTTGCATTACTTCAGTTGTCCACTTGTTGTCTGCAACTGTCACGATTGACTCGTGTGCTCCTGAACCTGAAGCGGTTGTACGGTGTACGAAACCTTCCATGATTGAAAGGAAGTCACCTGTTGAACCATCGCCATTAATAGCAAGGTCTTCAATATCGTTAGCAAATGCGTTGGTCATCAATCTTACGATATGATCTTCCAAAGCACCTCCTTCAATATTGTCTTCAAGTGCTTCAGTTGAAACTTCCCAATCTAGACGAATCTTCTTGGTTGTAAGTTCAACCTTAGAGAATGTTGCACCAGCGTTTGTGTAATCATATGATGCTTGTGCAGCAGCACGGATAACACGCTCACCAACATTGACTTTCTCAAGTTCAATGGTGTTTGCTCGCATTGTAACTTTACGACCATCTTGGGCGAGAACTGTCGCATCCCAAACATAGTCAATAAATCTACGAGCCTGCTCTGGAAGCAGAATACCACCTGGAGTACCAGTTGGATTAACTGCGTTTGGTCCTGAAGTAGAACCCATCAGTGCTGTAGGAATGTTTCCAAGCGCAGCGTCTGTATGGTAGTTACCTGCAACGTCTGCACCAGCACTTGAACCAGAAGCAAAAGAACCTTCACCGTTCAGTGCTCCTGGAGGAGTTGCTGAACCAGGATAGTTCTTTACGATCTCTGTGTTTTGTTCTGACATATATTTCACCTCCTGAGTGATTTCTATATATTTAGTTAAATAGGTCGGTATTTTTGAGGAAACGACCGCCCCATAGGGATTTTTGAACCTTTTGTGGCTCAAACTGCACGATCTCGCCTAGATCGCCAGACTTGCGGAAAGCGGTATCTTGCTCTACTGCATCTACTCGCTTACCAAACTCATCAAAATTGCCTTTAACTGAAGCAACTTCGTTTGTTACTTTTGTAACATCTTCTGTTACTCCTGCAACTGATTTTTGTAGTTCCACAACTGTATCATTGATTGATTTTACAGTTGCTGCTAGATCGCTAAAGGCTGATGTTAGACTATTCTTAATCTCAGTAATTGCATCAACAACTACTTCTTGATCAGACTTAGACACCTTTTTTGCCTTGTCTTTAGCATCTTCTGCATCTTCGTCCGCTTGGGTTTCTGATGCATCTTCTGCTGCTGACTCTGCTTCATCCTTAGATGGCTTGGCTGCCTTCTCTATTTCTGAAACATCTGCTACGGCATCTGCCTCTGGAGCGACCTCTGTTTCTGTAACTTCTGGGGCTGCTTCTGCTTCTACCGCTTCTGCAACCACTGATGTATCTTCTGACATAGTATCCTCCTTTGTCATCTTAATTGTCTTAATGCCTTTAGCACTATCAACTAAGAACTTTATCATATTTGCGTTATCTTTATCACCTTTTTCAACAAAACCAATATTAGTCATTTCAGATCCATCTACTGGACTAATTGCTGACTCTTCTGCTGACAATGTAATTATTCCATTGTTTGAATCCCAAAAAACATTTTCCAATTCAACGTTTGCTGCGGAACCAGAAACTGTTGTTTGTCCATCAACCTTTTCAATAGAAACAATGTTGGCAAATTGGTTTGCTGGACTATCAACCAATGATAATTCAAAAAGGTCATAATCCTTAATAACACGAATGCTCTTATTCATATCCTCATTAAAAGCATCGTCCCATGAATTGATATTTCCACCAATAGAGAAGCCTGTGTAAGTTCCGTCTAGAACCTTTTCCCAAGCATCTTGTGCACCCTTTGAAACATATGCAGAAACATATACTCCACTATAAAACTTTTTTGTATTTGGATCAAAATAACGATCCTCTTTAAATGATACGATTTTTCCAACTGCTGATGGTTGGTGCATTTCTCTTAAATTGCCACGAAAATTTTTGAAAGCCTTTAGACTTGCTTCTGGTGTCACAATGTCATATTGCTTATCAACGTTATCTAGGGTAGCAAAGCCAGATACGATTCTACGTTCTACATCAACTTTACCAATAGGCATTGCCAAACGAACGTTATCGTTATCAGTGCTCCAATGTGCTTTATTGATACTCATAACCATACTATTATACCAAAGATTTTAAGCGTTATCTCAATTATTGAGAAGAACGTCCCTCACCTTTGGGATTCCTTCCTGCCACAGTAGCAGGAGTATCTGATGCATTATTTGTTCTTTCTGCATCTCTTGCTCTATTGCCATTTGCTCTTGCATCTGCTGCTGGCTTTGCTTTAAGTTCTAGAGGAACATCGCCATGCGGTGCTTGTGGCAAATCTAGAATATCACGAGCCTCATTTGGTAGCATAATCTGATTCTTGACATATCTTTCAAGAATTTGTGATTGAGCAATTTCATCTGTTAGGGTAAGTTCATTGAAATGAAGTTCAATAATATCAGTAAATTCCTTGACTATTTTGGCAACAAACTTTTCAATTTTTTCCTGTTCTGGACGAGCAATTTGTTCTTTAAAAGTACGATCTTGTGACATGGCTGCAGCAATACCTGAATCTGCGCCACCTAGTTTGGAGATAGGAACCTGATGTGCTACAAGAATATCGTCACGATTTTGCTTACGATATTTTTCAAAGGAGCCTTCTTGAACACCATTTTCAATTGGTTCCATCTTAAACTCAACCTTGGTACTATCCGTATCTCCTGGAAGAGGAATATAAAGGGTTCTATGTGATTGAGATTTTAGTCCTGTTTGCAAAAATCTAAACATTTTATCTTCTGCATCTGCAGATAGTTTTGCACCTTTTAGGGTAACGATATATCTAGGAACAGCCTTGTTTTCAAAATAATCAATATTGTATTGTGAAGCCAATGTGTCTCCAATAAGTGATGGTAATGCTGCAACGATATCTGGAACTCCATAATATGTGTTTAGTGGTGAATACTCTTTAAAATGAATTACCTCATTTGGTCTAGTATCTGCTGTTAATGGGTTGGTATTTGTTGCCCCGAAATTTCTAAAATAAACTAAGCGTGGTCCAATAATTTGTACAAAACCATCACGTAGTCTGCGTACACGCATGGTAGTAGAAGGAATGTGTCCAATATATCCAATTTCTCCATTAACCTTGCGTCCAACTTCTAGGTAACCATTTCCTGTTGCTTGTAAATCTGTATAGATTTTTTCCATAATGGTAGTAAAACTTTCATCAACATTTAAACCTTCTAACCATTCTCTAGCATCAATCTTTAATCTTTCAATTCTACTTCTTGCTCTATCTGCTGCTTCAGGATCTTTTGCTTGTGATAATTTCAACATAGTCTGAGCACCAATTTCAAAATGATATCCAAGTCCTACAACGTTTTCAACCTTAGCATCAATTGCTGCGTGATTAGCGAAAGATGTATCATAAAAACTTGCTAACTCATAAAGGTTATATGGAGGAGTTATAACATCAAAAATACCATAACCATTTCTATAAACTAGACCAGGATTGATGGTTTTTGATCCTGCATCATCGCCCGTTTGATTTGCTTTTGCTGAATCTAAATATGCATTAGTTGGTTCTGGCGAACGAGTCATTGTGGCAGAACTATATGTGTCCACAGCCTTTGTAACATTGCGAACCGTACGTCTTTTAAAATTACTTTCTAGTCCAACAAGTCCTTTTAAAATATCCCAATCTTGATTAAATGGATCACTTTTAGCAAACACGCTTTCTTCTTTTTCTTGAGTATTTAATGCAGCATTTATAAATTGATACTCATTATCATCCATTGTCATATACATCCCTTCCATATGTGTCAACGGTATCTTGTGCAGCCTTCCATGCGCCAAGATCATTCATTGATGGAATTAAACCACTAAGCATTCTATCTTTTTGTTCTGAGTATTCTTCTTCTGAAATTCTGGTTAGTCCTGGAACAAAAACACATTCTCCAGTACCATCATCACCATAGTAAATTGCAGCCTGCTTTAGTTTAGAAATTTGATTAATATCGCCTTTCATTGATTCAATGTTTAATACTGAACCACTTCCATCCGTAAACCACTTACCATTAGCCTTTTTATATACATAAAGGCCCCAGTCATAATGCTTATCAATAACTTTTTTGCGTACATTTCCTACAATAGGTTTACCAGTTTTTGGGTTAATTAGTGATTCCATATACGTTAGTATACCAGATTAAACAGGAGTTTTGGTGGTAATTGACCACGAAGGAACCGTATACACCGTAGCCTGTTGTGGGTTAACCATAATTCCATTAATTGGATCATCAAATATAATTCTATCTGTTCCAACATAGTGTCCGTATACAATATCTGGAGATACATTGTACTCAAATGACTCTTTAACTACATAAATACCCTTCCAAGTACCATCATGCTCGTATGGATCAACATAGTCTCCATCTGAATTAAGGTCAAGTGGTGTTTTCCATGTTGTCCAAGTGGCGGAAGATGCAGTAACGTCCGACCATGACCTTGATTGTATTTTTTGTTTTTGTTGCAGATCATTTGCTAAATAATAAGAAAGATTGTTAAACATAATTGGACCTGTCATATATATTCTTCCAGTATATGATGAAAAATCAAGTAAGTTGCTAAATCCTATTCCAAGGACAGACCACTGTTCATTATAAATATATGGAACATCTACAATATTTCCATTCATAGAATAAACCAGTCCTGTTACTGGTAATCCCGTTGTTCTGCTAAGACAATATATTTTTCCTCTTTGAGTACTAGAATCTCCAATCAAATAGAAATCATATATATCTTGTTTATGATCAACTGACATTATTAAGACTCCAGTGGTTGGAAATATTAAATCTGAAAATCTTATCCAGGTTTGTAATGATCCAATTGCGTAATTTAGTCCTTGATGAATATTAACGCTCATTGCTAATCCTTTTTCTACAGATGTTGAAAAAGATCCTTTAAAATTCCAACCACTATTATTATTTAAATATAAATGTGGTGTGCTTCCTTTATATGTTGATATTGGATTATGCCCTTTAAAATCATAATAGTTACCAGTTTTTCTATAAGGATATAAAACCGTACCAAATTTTGTTCCAATTTCTGAAAAATCATCACGTTCATAAACCTTTGATGCCAATTGCAAATCTCTAAATTTTATTTGATTGTGCAAAATTCCAGGTGATGAAAAATCTAAATGAACCACAATAGAATATTTTGTAAAATCCATATCCCAGTCCCAGTTATAATCTTGTTTTGGAATATAGATTATTGTTCCATCAGTAACTTCAAATGCTGAGTATTGCCAAAAATGATATGACGAATCTGGTTCAACTACACCATAGGTACGAAGTTTTTCCATATATAAATAATCTGTATCGTTTGATCCATGCTTAAAATCAACTATACTATTTTTAACTCCGTCTGTAACCTTTTGAAATGAAACATATCCTTTAACAGAGTTATTATCTGTATTAAATGTGGTATATTTTTGAGTATCTAATGACATATCATTATAATTTGACCAACCATTTAATAAATTGTTATCAAGTTGATCATAGGTTTGTAAATATGAAACATCTTCAAATGTTTGATATCTAATTTTTAAATCTTGATATGTCCATGATCCAGTTGTTTCTGTTGATGAACGTTCCATTGGTTCTGGATAATCTATATTAATTTGAAGAAAATCTAAATCAAAATATTTTTTGCCATCTATATCAAACGTATCTTTGCCAAAATATGATAATGGTATATGATCTTCCCAATATCCTTGTGTTGCAATGTCTGGAAATAATAAATCAAACTTATATAACAATACCAATTTAAAATTTGGAGTCCAGGATTCTTTTGCCCAACTTCCTTGAACTGATCCTGTAATTGCAAATATATTGTAACCATCAAATAAGTCTGTTCGGCATGATCTAAAACTGTATTTGCTATCTAAACCAAAATTCCATATTTTTCCATCAAAAGTAGAATCATACTGATCTCCACCTATGTACAGTTCTAAATTAGAAAGTACAGAAAAAAACTTATTTGCTCCACCAAGACTAAAACCTGTCAGACTATCTATTTGTGCAAATCTGTCTATACGAACTCCTGCCATAAAAGGAGTTCCAATAGTTAAACCAACTGTTTCTAGTATTTCGGTATGACCAGCAAAACTTCCTTCGTATTTTAAAACTCCTTCGTCTACATATGCCAACAAATAATCTCCATTAATTTTGCTTTGAATTCTAAATAATGTTTGCTCAACTCCATCTAAATTAGTTAACTCAAAAGTTCCTCCTATAAAATGAAGTGGATCTTGCAAAATATTTAAACTATTATAATATAAATGACAAATTTTTCCATCCCATGCAGATGTTGGTCTAAATGAAAAATATTTTTGAGTATTTTCTAATTCTGTTAATGTCTCAATATCTTCTTGTGTTTCATGAAGATCAACCAACCAATCACTATAATCCATGCCATTCAACTCAAATGTTGGCAGTTGATAATCTGGAAATTGAATTATATTTTTATTCAATAACAAATTATTTGAAAATCCACTATTCCAAGAACTAAAATCTGGATAATTATAATTTTTTGTATATTTTGCAAAAGAGTAATCGTTATATGCAGTAACTGCATTAAGAGAATAGTTCGTTGATTCTGGTGCTGGAATGGCTTGACCCCATACCCAACGGCGTTTTGCAACCTCTATAGGAACAGAATATGAATAAATAGAAAATGAATCTATTTCAAATGGATGAATATCGCTAGCACAATAAAATGCAACCCAGTCTTGGCTTGCTCCAGCATTATCAAACTCTGTTGAAAAAATTAATGAATCTTCGCTAAGACTCAGTGAAATAACTTGTTCTCCATTTAACAAAAGACTAATGTTGTTTTTAATATATCTAATATGAATTAGCATAGGCCTATTCCATTCACCAACATAGTGTGAAGAAAAATTACCATTAATGACTAAAGATAAAAATCCACCATCAACATATAATCCATCTGTGTTTGCAATTGGGCCAAATATTTTTTTAGGTACTGTTGTATCTGTATTTAAACGAATCCACATTTCTGCAGTATAGTTGTTATACTTTCCTTTTTGATTTAAAAATCCACTACCTGGAAAAATTAATGATGGCAATACAGTATTTCCTGAAACATGTGGAAATAATTTTGTAACATTGCCAGATCCGTAAACAAGTGGTATGCCAAAATTTCTAGCATATAAGGCATTTGTTGCAGCCAAATAATATCCATTGTTTTGTTGTGTTGAATATTGTAATGCTGGAACTACTTTAAAAGTATTATCCAGTGCAATGGTGGATGGAATACTTTGAACACTTGTC